TAGTATTACCTCGCCAACCCTGACTCATGTCCCAGATTGACGTGTTTAAGCGCGGTTAGTTTGAAATTTGTTTTCATATGGGTAGTAACGTTTTGCGCGCTAAGAATGGATCCTCTGGACCCAGAAGGAAATATAAGCTTTATTGCTTTACAAGTTTTGCAGTCGATCAAGAACCATCCTACGACCCAACAGCAATGCAATATCTTATTTATGGTAGAGAGACTTGCCCGGATAGCGGTCGCACGCACTTACAAGGATTCGTGGCGTTTAAAAATAGGCAGTACTTTACCGCGTGTAAGAAATATTTCGGGACAGCTCATGTTGAAGCTTGCAAGGGAACATTTGCAGAGAATCAGGAATACTGCAAAAAAGATGGAGACTACAAAGAGTTTGGTACTGCTCCCGAAATTAAATCAGGAGGTGATGTATTTAACGATGTTCTTCGCAAAGCTGAAGCAGGGTCCATTCAGGAAATTAAGGATTTATATCCCGGCCTATATATTAGATATAAAAAAACTTTGGAATCTATTAAACGATTTAATGCAGAGCAATTGGAAGAATCCTGTGGTATATGGTTGACTGGTCCACCTCGTTCTGGAAAAGATTATGCAGTGAGTACTTTTTTTTCTTCTATTTATTCGAAGATGTTAAACAAGTGGTTTGATGGTTATGAAGGAGAGGAGTGTGTGCATTTGAGTGATATGGATAAGAATCATGTTTACATGGGATCTTTTCTTAAGATATGGTGTGACAGATATCCATTTAGGGCTGAGATTAAAGGAGGTACTATGGTAATTAGACCGAAGTACATAGTAGTAACATCGAATTATAAACTTGAAGATATATTTGACGGAAGTATGTTAAGTGCATTACAAGCTCGATTTATGGTTATGTGTTATGATCCGGTAGATGGCGTTGTTGTAACTCCTCGACCTGTGTTTCAACCTTCAGACAGGTTTATTCAAGCATTGCAACATGCGATACCGAAGGGGGAAGACGTACCGGACATGGCGCCGAAAGCGGGGCCGTCTAACGCGTTACAAGAAGCGGAATTTTCGTCTTCGGATGAATTCAAGGAGAGCCAGGTTCCAAAACGAAAGAAGAAGCTTTAAGAGTACAGCTACTTATCAGTTATTTTATACAGTGGATTTGCCAACATCTGATACACCAACTGTTTCAAATGCAAGGTATTTTCAAGATTCAGTGAAGATGTTCCCCTTGGGAAGTCAGTTGTTTAATCGATATTTGAGAACTTATGCTTGGGTGAAATTGAACAGTGTGACATACTATTGGAGAATTGGATTTGTTGGGTACAACGAAGCAGAAAAGGTACCAGATCCAAATGATCCTCAAAAAAAAAAACAACTTGTTGTTATGGAAGCTGTTAACAGTTTAATGGGCAAATTTCCATTTTATTTGAATTGGTCACTGGATGGTGATAATCCAACCAAAATGGCAATGGATGATCTTGCGGCTTGCCCATCATCACGAAAAGTTTACATTAATGGAAAAAAAGCTACAAAGTTTACGTACTCTATTCCTAAAGCATATCGTATGTATTTATCATCTTCTGTATTTCGTTCTATGTCTGTGTCTTCTGGTATTAAGAATAATATTACTACTTTGTTTAATAATTCAAGTTTACGTTGTCCTGATAAATTTAATGGTTCTATGTTGGATATTTTTGAAAAATATGCTGGTGTATCACTTGATAATGATATGGCTTGTGAATTTATTTTGTGGTGTGATGTTTACATGGATTGTTCATTTAAAGGACGTATTGATAATGCATAATAAACGGAGCGGCGCACCGCAACCCGATATTATTTTGTGCCGTGTTTTATTGAATTTGTTCCCGATAGGTTGAAAACAGCGACCGTCAAGAACCTAAGTTCCAGTGGAGCGTGAGGTAAGTGACCCGAGAGGGGAAAAATCGGTTCTTCCTTTTCAAGGTTGAGTCACCGCTCGCGGAGAAAAACTGGTTGGCGAGT